AAGTCAACTTTTAAACTACTATATCACAACAACTTATCTGTTGCAAACGTATGCAGTTATCTCCATGCCAAATCTCATTTCAACTGCTTCTGGTTTAGTCCAAGCTTTCATAGTATTTCTCCTTAAATTTTTATACACACCGTGTGTACAGTTGTCAATATATTACTTTTTTGCATTTAATTCTTACGGAAAACCATGAAAAAAGGGCCTGCGTTTTAAGCAAGCCCCTTAGTAGTACGTAGCCAGTCGCTTAATTAAGCACCTGGTGAACCCCACATACCGAGAGGATCTGACCAACCGAATGAATAACGCTCACGAGCTTTGTATCTAACATTGCCTGTGTCAAAATCGCCATCCATAGAAGTAGATAACGGAGTACGCACAAAGTGTTTCATGCCGTTAGGTACATCAGTTGTTAAGAAGTAAGCATCAGGATCTGTTAAGAAGTGGTTAATTGTGTAACCTTCTGGAATTGAACCATTATTCTTAATAGCATTGATGTCATTGTCTGCTGTAGAAACACGAAGTTCAGTTTCGAGCAAACGAGTTGCAACGAATTGATTACCTGGTGGAACTACTAACTTACGTGGTTGAGCAGCGATTAAAAGGCCACGCTCATCAGTCCATGCAGCGATTTGAATAACAGCGTTTTCTAGTGCTGTTTCGTTCAAGTCTGTAGGAGTTGTTTGAGTGTTGCTGTTTGTGCCGCCTGAAACAAGTGGATGAGCTGTGTTAAATAATGAAACACCATCACCGCCGTTGTAAGAACCAGAAGTGTTGAAGCCATTGTTTAATACTGCAGCTGCTTTAACTTGTTTTGTGTAAGCCATAGCGCGAGCTAAAGCCTTTGTGTAACGTGCTGATAATGTGTCATACAAGTTATCTTCTACAGCTTCTTCAGTTAAAGAAAAGCCAAGAGCGATAGTTTGATGATTGTATCGAGCAGTCCAAGCTTCTTGAGCATTGTCATAAGCGATTGCAGTGCCTTCGTTTTTGACTGGTGCTGCTGAGAAACCTGAAAGTTTTGTTTCTTCTTCGAATGAACGCTCTGATGTTTCAGTTTCGTAAATTTCTTTAGATTCTTCACCATAACGTTTGTATTCTAGACCAAATAATGCATTTAGTCCTGGTAAGAGCTCCTTAAGGAGCTGTGCGCGTGAAATAGCCATGTCGTGTTCTCCTTAAGATGTGGCAGTGCCGGTTGTTGAAAGTTGTTGATGCCATGTTCCGTTAAACTTAACGACAACTTCTGTATAATTACCAGTTGTTAAGTCGATAGTGTCTGGAATAAGAGCAGTAACTCTGAATAGTAATGTAGCAGTGCTATTAGCAGAAGAGCCATCAATAGATGAATTGATATTACCTGTTGCTGTGTCGCCTGTACCTACTACTAATAAAACGTTTGTGTTTAAAACAGTGCCTGCTACTGGAGTAATCGTTTGATTATTACCTGTAACTGCTACTTTAAACTCTGCAGCAGGATCGTTAACAACATAAGCAATAACGTTTGTTACGCCTGATGAAGGTGCATATTGAGCTTGCACTGTTTGACCTGTTGAGTTTGTGTATTGAACGCCCATTACAACACCTACAGCGTAAGTACTAGCTGTGTGAGATGCTACTGGGGATACTGTACCGCCATTTACGAATGCAACTACTTGACCGTTAAAAACAGCTTGACCAGATGTTACAGGGTACTGATTAGTAGCACCTGCATATGGCATGCCGTCGAAACGGTTGATTGGTTTTAATCCGTATGGAGCGGTTACTGTTGGATATGACATAGTAATCTCCTTATATTTATATTAACTTCCTTTACCAAAGGATGTCGTAGATTTTGACTCTGAAAAAAGAGGCATACGAGCATCACTTTGTTTCATAAAGCTGTTGTCAACCGCATCGGCTTGTTGTTTTGCTTGATTAGCATAATGAGCCTTACGTTGTGCAACAAACTCTTCTGGGATCTTGCAGAGTAATAATCCACCAATTTCAACGCCGTCTTTGAAACGGGAATTTTGATCGACCATTAATCTCATTTCAGGGTGGTCCGCTAATTTAACGGGCTCCCATCCTTCACGCATTTTTGAAGAAACATTTAGATTATCAGCCTCATTCATGACACTTGTACGAATCCAACGATAAGCCCAACCAGGTACCTTTTTAAACTCAGGTAGTAATGATGCAGGTTTCCAGCTATCAGGTCTTTGAAAATCATCCCTTGTGTCTTGTTCACGATCTAATCTTTTATTATCCATTTGCGTTCTCCAATTTTAAAGTTTCTCTTGCATATTGCTCCGGTGTTAGACCAAATTTCTTGGCTAACGCTACTTGTGTCTTCGTCAGACGCACTTTTTTAGGCGCGGTGCTACGCGTTGCCGGGGCAACTACAGTCGAAGGTTTTGTGCGCTGGGCGGGTTGGTCCTCGTCTAGCGTTGCATCCCCAAACATTTCTGGGAATCGTTTCTGCATCGTACTGTCAATACGACGGTAATATTCGTCGGAAGTAGGATTAACCCCGCTTCTAACTAATTTCTCATGTAAACCTAATGCTAGGCTTGTCATTTCCTCATCAGTACCAAACCAATTATTCTTTTCTTGCCAGGCCGCAGCTTTAGCATCGGGTTTAGCTATTTGAGGACGTTGTTCTAATTGAGGTATATATACCTGATTTTCAGGTTCTTGTAAAGAAGTTTTAAATTGAGTCACATAATTATTTGTTTGAGCTAACTTAAGTTGAGCATCATTCATTTTACTTTGTGCTTCAATAATCTTATCTCTATCACCTGAATCATAAGCTTCACCATAATCGCGTTTAGCTATTAAAAACTGGTGTTCTAAAGATTCTTTTAGAGTTTTAATATAAGTTTCTTCGCCAGAACTTAAAGTTGTTTTTAACTTTTTATTCTCTTCTGCGATTTGCTGAGCAAACTTAATTGCTTCTTCTCTTTCACGGTCTGCAGCTTCTTTAGCACGTCTTTCGTCATGCCAAACTTTTTTAAGCTGAGCCATACGTTGTTTAACGCGGTCAGAATAATCATCTAGATTATCTTTTTCTAATTCATCTACCACATCTTTTGGTAAAGGCTCACGACCTTTATCTTGTGGGGGTGTATCGTCTTCTATTTCAATGTCGACATCATTTGCTTTTACTTCTACCTTAACTTCTTTTTTAGGTTCAGCTTCTTTAGGACTTAAATCAACTTCTTTCTCATCAGTTACTTTATTACCTGTAGTACCTGGTATATCCATATCATCTGGGTATTCAAATACTATCTCAGTTTCTTTTTGCTCAGCCATATATTACTCCTTATGCGCGAGTGTAGCCGCGAGGATCTTGAACAACCCCCTCAACTGTGTCGTCGTTAATAATGCGGAATTCTCTTCCGTGAATTTTAAATCTTGTACCTGCGTATGCACGCGTCAAAACAAAATCACCTTCTTTACACCATGGACCTGTAGGAAATCTGACTTCATCTTTATAAGCTAAGTCTCCTACTTTTACTACAAATAAAACTACAGTTGAATGTTCTTCTATAGTTCTAGTTGAATCTGCTTTTACAATGCCACCTTGATATGTTTCTGAAGCGTCAGGAATTGCACATAAAATTTTATATCCTTTTGGTTCTGGAAGCTGTAAGCCTCTTTCTTCAATTGGTATATCTTCTGCTTCTACGGCATCTATCGTTGGAATAACAATCGGTCGACCATTTGCATCTAACAGATTTTTATTCATTGTGAGTATTTGATCACTCATCGTCGTATGTCTCCATTCTTTGTGCAAGGTCTTTTATTAAACCTTCAGCAACGGATAGACCTCGAATATATCCTGCCATATTTTGGTACGAAGCAAAGTCTTTTGCTGCTCCGTCTCCTAAATTATTTAAAACTGTTTTGCGCTGATTCTCTATTTGAGACAATAATAGCTCTAGCGTTTGGTCCATGATGTATTACTCCTGTGGTTTTTGTTGTTCCTTTTGTGCAATTTCTTTTTCATGTGCTCGGTCAAGATGAGTTCTAGCTGCATCTAAACCTAATTCAACACCCTTGGCTTGTTGTAGAGATTTAAATTTTTCAGTATCTATTTGTGTTTTTGTTTTCTCTGCTGCAACTTTAACACCAAGTTTTGCGCCTTCCATTCTTTCATGAGAATCAAGTTTAGCTTTTTCTAACATAAGTTTTTCTTGTTCTAATTGAATATCGGCTTGAACTTGCTGAGCTTTAATTTGTAAATCTTGAGCTTTTAATTGAAGTTCTTGTTGTTGCATTTGAATCAACGGATCTTGTTGCTGTTGTTGAATTTGTTGTTGCTGAACTTCAGCTTGATCTTTTTGTAAAAGTTTTGTAGCAGCATCAACTGTAAGTCTAGCTAATTGAATTTCAACATCTTCTGGTAAAGTTTCATCAGGTCCTGGTAACGGAACACCTAATTCTTCTTCGATTTGTTTTCTATATTCAAACGCAATATGTTCACTAATATGTGCCATTGCTGCAGCTTGAATTAATTGTGCTTTTGGATTTTGACCAATTAACTGAGCAATTTTAGGATCTTGCATCGCAGCCAAGTGAACTTTAATATGAGCTTCATGATCTTGGTAAATAAATGCTTTAACTGGTTTACCATTAATAATTGCCATATTTTCTGTTACTGGATCTTTTGGTTTTTGATCTTCTATAGAAGGAATTAACTTACTAATATTTTTAACTCCTAATACTTCTAACATTTGTTTATTAAGTTCTGCTAAATCATAAATCTGTGGATTAGCTTGAGCCATCTGCATAACAGCTTGATACTGAACAACTTTTTGTGACATAGTTGCAGCATTTGGATCT